GCAGGTTCCTATCCCTCTCGCTATCGCATTCCTCAAAGCCAACAACGTTGACATTGATGTTATGCGCAAACTAACTCAGACCTACAAAGTATTACCGGAAGAATACTCGCACGCTGTCATGGCCTACCATATCAGACCCAAACGTCAGAAAGTCGTGTGGCCCAAGAAGAAGAAAGAGGCCCCCACCAAGCCTGACTACTTCCGTTCCACTGACAAGCATTGGGAGATAATAGTCGCAAACTCTAATAGTGTGGCTAATGACCTACGTTTACATGGCGACCAACTACCTAAAGGTATGAGGAAGCGCAAGCAGAAGGTGAACGAATGGGTGTAGTCGGAGCAATATTGTTTTTATTTATCGTATATTTTTATTTTGAGATGGTAAGATTATTACTTGTTTACCTTGGTCTTATGCCAAATGAATATACTTCTGATATCTATCTCACAAACAACAGTACGATAGGGGACCTACCGCCTAATATTAAGAGTAAAACAACTACCAAGATGAGATGGGCTAGGAGAACGCACGACAACAATTCTTTCGCAGACGCCGTAATATGGGGAGATTTAGGAAACGATTAATATATGTTACTTAACAATATTCATATATGAGCGCGAACAACAGGCGGGTCCGACGACTCATCGTGGACTTGCTTTGGGAGTTCGGTGAGATGACGAAAGAAGAGATGGCTGAGAAACTGACGACCAAGAAGAATGTCAGAACCGTTCCTTCCCCACACAGTCTATCCGCACTTCTCAGCAAGAACCCGCAGATTATAGCGGTAGGCAGCGAGAAGGTAGAGAATGCTGTTGGGATAAAAGCAAGTCATCTCGTATATGATATTGACCGTAATCTTATTCACAACCGCGAAGAGATAGTTTATACCCGTAGTCCGACCGTTATGACACCCAAGCAGAAGAAGGAAGCCATCATGTGTGGGTGCGGTCGTATAAGAGTTTTCCCTCCCGGTTACACCAAATGCCTCCATTGTGTAAGGAACAATTAATAAGGCATACAAGGTATGAGATTTACATGGCCGGAGATTTCGCTTCTATATTTCATACGATAATGGCCTCTCAACGTCCCGTTGACTATGATACTATACTCTCAACCCCAAACATGGCCGAGGCTAACTTCGTGCGCTCGGCTCTCAGTATTCTAACTGACCCCGATGACGAGGAAGACCATGATAAGGATGTAGTTGCTATGGCCTACAAGAAACTATCAGACGATTATCTCAGGGGTATTATGACGGGTATAGTAGTATCTATATACGCAGACCACCGATGGTCTAACAACTCTATGGGAACTCCCGCGCACCACGAACTAGGTGACATATACGAACAGGCTTCGGCCTTACTGCTTGAGCGTTTGGGCAACCAAGCATAAGTATATATGCGTCTTTGTCAAGCCGGTGGTATGAGCGCAACATGGGCTACCAAATATCGACCTACCTCATCGGAAGGACTCGTTGGTTCAGCATTGGATATGTATAGAGCATTTGAAAATATACAGCACGCCATACTACACAGCAAAGAAGCAGGTACGGGAAAGACTACACTCGCACACGTACTTGCTAACGAGAAGGGGTGGCCCATCCATGTGTTCAATGCGTCGAGCAAGAAGACGCGGGGTATCGGTTTCGTTGAGGAAGAACTACTACCTCTTACCCGCATGGGTATGAGAGAGCAGATTATACTCCTTGACGAAGCCGACCAACTCACTCCCGAAGCGCAGTCGGCCCTGAAGGGCGTCATCGAGAACTCTCAGGGTTATTTTATTCTGACCTGCAACGACTTGAGCAAGGTCAGCACATGGCTCCGTTCCCGCTGTCTTGACATACCTTTCTACCCAATACCCAAGGCAGACATAATAGACAGGCTACAGTATGTGTGTGGGGCAGAGAACGTGTCCTGCACTATATCTCAGTTGGAGATGATTGCCGACGCACATCCCGGCGACCTACGCAACTGCATAAACGCGCTTCAGGCTTTCTCATCATACTCAGACCCGTTGGACGCTGTGAGATTTTTGCATTCGTTGGCTGACAGTGAATTCAACACACCGTCATTTCTCAAACTTTGTTTTAAGGAAAAATCATTTGACCAAGCATACAGTATGATTACAGACAACGGACCAAGAGTGAGAGATACTATTAGGTCTATTTTCAATTACGCAGTTAACAGCGACGCTGCTGTTAAGTCCAAGATACGAGTCATCGACGCGGCCATAGATGCTGAGCGCGACCTGATAGATGGGGTTGACCCTGATATCACAAGCGCAAACTTTGTCAGGTTACTGATAGAGGGTTAGGTTTATAGCCGTAGTTGATTGACACGAAAACAACCGCGAGGAAAGAAAATGAATTCCGACATGCTAAACAACATTGCTAAGACGCTGAACGCCGCACCTGAAGTTGTGCAAGCAAGGGCTGATGAAGTCCTTGCCGAGCAGGGGGCTGCATGGAAAGCAGCCGGACGCTCAGAAGAGGATTGTTATGTCCTTGCTCTAAGAGTTGCCGCTCGCAACATTACTTCAGAAAACTCACGCATGAGGCGTGTTGGTGCTGATACATACGAGGGAATGTTCATCTCATGCCCACGACCTAAAGAGTGGGGTAAGATTCTATACAACAAGATGAAGAATCAGTTGCTCTCCGCTTCTCCTGAAGCACGCGCTGTGCTTGTTAACTCAGGTGCTTGCGTACTCTTTGAGAACAACCACGACGGCACATACACACGTATGGCACGCGAAGATTTCTATGGTGCTGAAGAAGCAGACGTTTCCGCTCTGCCAAAGCACACTATGGCTCTTGACGCTAACACACACTTCTTCGTGGTATGGGACAAGACTAACAAGACCTTCCCATCAGGTGACAGCAACTTCAAGTTCGGCGCACCACGACCACAGGATGAGAGGGAGAGAGTCTCTCTATTCTATGGGCGAAAGGCTGGCGAGTCTGACCTAAGAATCATCACAGTCAGTGGAAACGGAAAGGCTGCCGACAGGCAATACCCTACCTTCACCCCACTGAGCATACCCATGAAGTCTGCCCGAAACCCTGAGCGTGCTTATCTTAACGCTGATGTTTCCGTGGCTTCTCCTGACGCCAACCTAGCCAACCTGTTCCCCGGTCCACCGACTGAGATGATTGGTGAACTGATTGGTGCTGAGAACCTTGTCAACAGCCTTGGCGACCTTGGTACTTACTACGACACCTTTAACGGAAAAGACGGCTGGTGGGACCGCAACCTTGCGGTTAACACTGAGGTCATACACATCGACCCCCGTGACAACGGTGGCTGCATCCTAGTATGCGGCGACCTTGACATCACTTCGATGGCTGGTACTGTGGATGTCTACTGCGATGAGGATGTCTCATTCGCTGTAGGGACCAAGTTGATGCTCGTCGGACAGGCATGGAGAAGCCGCGAAGGAGAGGACCGCCTTTCCGTCAACGGCTGGTATGCCTTCGATGAGATAGCAAGCGTCGCTGAGTCAACTGAGGGGTGGGACGAGTGAGGGCGTTGGGCGACCACGTTCTTCTCCGTGCCACGGACCACACTATGTCTAACGGTCTTGTCCTCAAGACCGCCTTCGTGGTGGAGTCTATTGGCGATACAGTTCCCATAAAAATAGTTTTGGGAGATGTGGTTCTGTATAATGAGGAAAAAAGCGTGCCGCTCGACCCCTACACTGTCTCAGTGCATTACACGGACCTATACGCTGTAACTATCGAAGACCTGTTTTACGATGATGACCAAAGACTAGGACTTGAGGCATAGATATGAGTATGTTAACAGGTGTAGAAGCAAGGAGCAAGTTGCTCAAGGGTGTGAACCTCGTCGCTGATGCGGTAAAGGGGACTCTTGGGCCACAGGCCCGCACTGTGATTCTTCAGAATCCTTTGGGTGGCTACCCCGCCATCCTCAACGATGGTGTGACTATCGCTCGCGCTGTCACCGACCGCGACCCTTACGTGCAGATGGGTATAGACCTGATGAAGCAGGTTTCCGCCGAGGCACAGGGCAACTCAGGTGACGGTACTACGAGTGCTACTATTATCGCAAAAACACTTGCCAACGGCTCTCTATCCCTGATGGAGAAGGAGACAAGCCCGCAGATTATACGTGACGCTTTGATTTCCTACACCGAGCAGACGAGAGATTACCTTGAAAGTAAAGTCAACAAGGACTTCCGCCTCATAGATGTGGCAACTATAGCCGCGAATAACGACGAGGATTTAGGTCGTCTTATCGCTGGTGTCATGAAGAACAACGGCGACACAGGTACAGTCACCATAGAGAAGTCTATGAACGGCGAGACATACGTTGACTCGGCTGACGGGTTTGAGGTTTACTCAGGCTACTTGCACAGGGCAATGTCAAACGCACCAAGAAATATGTGTGAGTATGATAATCCCCTGATATATGTGTGTGGTAGAAACATAAACACATTCAACGACCTAGTGCCAGCACTTGAGATTAGCATAAAAGAAAGCAGACCACTGATTATCTTCTGTGCCTCTATCAATACCACTGTCTTGCAGAACCTACTTGTGAACGTCATACAAGGCAAGGTTTCCTGTGCTATCGTTCAAGTTCCCGGTATGCCACACGAACAACAGGCATGGATGGAGGACATAGCAGCAGCCACAGGCACTAAGATGGACACCGACCTTAATTTAATAAGCATAAAAGAAGATACTCTTGGCTCTTGCAAAAGGTCATTCATAGGCGAGAGGAACACCGTTCTCGTTGACTGTAATGGTGACATAGAGGATTCCGTATTCGCTCTCACTGAGTTGAGGGACGGAAGCGAGAATGATTGGGATAAGGAAGCGTATCAGAACAGAATAACCCGTCTTACCACGGGCATATCGACTATCTATGTAGGTGGTGTCACCGAGGTTGAGCAGATAGAGCGTAAGGAGCGTGTCGATGATGCTGTCAATGCGTGCAAGCACGCACTGTCTGATGGTGTCATCGGTGGTGGCGGGTCTGAGTTGTACCGCGCCGCCTCCCATATCGAGAAGCATCCTAAAGACACTGACTCCGAGGTATTGAATCTCTTCTCAACCGCACTTGCTGGACCTATTACTACCATAAAAGAAAACGCAGGTAGTGATTTATTCTTGAATACGCTTGAGGACACAGAAGATTCTTACTTGAACGGGGTATCGGGAGATATCGGCAATGTTTGGGAGGATGGGGTCATCGACCCTGTGAACGTTGTCATCAACAGCCTTGATGCCGCAGTCTCCGTAGCAGCACTGATTCTCATGACTGACGCAGCGATAATCGCACCTGTTGAATAGGTTTATATGTGTAGTCAAATGAGGTGATAATATGAGTTGGGGAACACAAGCAACCAATGTAACACAGAAGACAGCCGCCACTGAGGAACCTACGTCGAAGTTCGACGCTGACTATTACAGACAGATGTTCACACAGAACAGGGTCAACACAATCACGCACAGATGCGCGTTTGTAGGTCATGAGAACACAGCCAAGACAGGACTTGCTCTATCATTGCTCGCTCCTGAGATTGAGGCTGGTAAGCAGATATTCATCTTTGACGTTGACAACAGTGCTAAAGCCACGGTTGACCACGTATATCCGGGTGCGGAGAACATCATTGTTCTTCCCCTGCATGACGAGACAGATGAGTCTATCTTCGATGATGAGAACAATGTAGACTACAAGGCACTTCTTGACAAGACATCTTGGTATGTCAACATACTTGCTGAGCAGGTAAAAGAAAACCCGGACGCAGTAGGTGGTGTCATCTTCGATGGTGGCTCCACATTCCTGAAGTGGTGCGAACACGCTATGCGTGCTTCTCTACTATCTCGCGGTATCATTGACGAAGAAGGTGACTCTTTCAATCAGAAAGAGTGGAGAGAGCGTAACAGACTCTACCGAAACATTCTCAGCAGACTTCACAGTCTCAATGTAGCCAAGGTCTACTTCACCTTCCACCTCAAGCCGGTGTCACAATACATGGATGACGGCACAGGTAAGAAGGTTCTGATGACTGTCGGGTTCCGCCCTGAGTGGGAGAAAGGTACTATGAGAAAGTTCTCTCAGCAGGTATTCCTATCACGCCACATGAAGAAGGCTGACCCCGCTGCTGGTGTCGAAGGCGACCGCACTCTTGGAGATGGAGAGTGGGTTGTGCGCGGCACTATCGAGGAAATGAAGGGTAAGAACATTGAGAAGGTCGGCTCCACACACGATATTCTGTCTGTCAAGGCAGGTAAGGTCGAGTTCTTCGGACTACCTTGGATGCTTGAGTGATTGATATGATTACTCTGGACACCAATTCCCTTCAATGGTTGCTCTCGCTCATGCAGCGTAAGCAGAACATTGACGGTAAAAGTTTTGCACAGGTTCATTCTGTGCTGCTTAAGGTGGAGAATGGCAGGTTGATAGGAACGGCACTCGTAAAGGATGGTGTGTCGTCCCTCAACCGCCTATCTATACCATGCACAGGAGAAGGTGATATTCCCGTTACTGACATAAACACATGGTTGGGCGCATTGAAATACCACAGCAGCCCACTTAGTATTACCCCAAAAGAAGGTAAGGTGACGATAAAGTCCGGTCGCAAACAGACCACGTTGACAGCATCTTCGGAGGCTCTTGCTTTCCCACACACGCCTGACACTATGGCTACATGGTCTGAGAAGTCTAACTCTATCGCTGATAAACTATCTATAGATAAGTATGTCGGTGGAGATGGCAAGGAATACCCACACATGGTAAAGATTGCCGAGTTAGACAGCACTGACTTGTATGAGGCTTTCAGGTGCGATGAGATGAACGGACAGAAGCACAATGAGTTCCGCATCATCGGTAAGTATGAGGGTCTATTCGTCAATGTAGGCACTGAACTTAAGGGTAAAACTACTACACAGATAAGCGAGGGAGAGTTCCCTGTGGTGTTTGACGCCACATTCAACGGTGGTCTTGACTACGTGTTCAAGAACCTCAACAGCAAGGTTGACATCTCC